AAAATTTATGTCTCTCATCTATAATTTTTTTATTATTATTTTTAGCTTCTTCAATATACCTATCTTATATTTTATTTACCTCATTTAAAAAAGTTGTCATTAATAAACTATAGATTGGAGTACAAAATAGATTGTCTACTTTTAATGGTAAATTAACTGACATATTATCTTTATCTTTTTAAATTCTGCGTTGTATAATAGCAAAAAGGTTTAAGTTGAGCAATTTATTAATGGCTTTAAATAGTGTATATTGTTTGTATGCCTTTAAAAAAAATACCAGTAGCTCCAGGTTTTGATAAGCAAGATACAGCATCCCAAGCAGAAGGTCGCTGGATTGATGGGGATAACGTACGTTTTCGTTACGGAAACCCTCAAAAAATAGGGGGTTGGGAACAGATACTATCGGATACGTTAGTCGGAGCCGCTAGGAACCAGTGGATATGGTCAGATTTAGATGGCAATAGATATGCTGCAATAGGTACCAATAAAGTATTAGCTATTTATTTCGAAGGTGCGTTTTACGATATTACACCATTAGATACACCATTAGCTTCATGTTCATTTAGTACAACCTCAGGATCGACAACTGTTACAGTAAATAAAGCTGCACATGGTCTAACAGTTGGAAGAATCGTAAGATTTACTTTTGGAACACCTCCAACAGGTTTTTCAGCTGCTAATTTTACAAATGCTTTTGAAGTTAAAACAACACCTACATCAGGCACGTTTACAATTACAATGCCAGTAGTTTCAGCCGCAACAGGAACTTCTGGAACTGCAACTTGTAATCCTTATTATGATTTTGGTCCATTTGGACAAACATATGGATATGGTTATGGTACATTTAACTGGGGTGGATTTAGTTCAACAGTTACACAAACTGCAATTAATGTCATGGGGGGAATAAATAATTCTACTGCAACTATAGTAGTTGATTCTACAACAGGCTTTGCTACAACAGGTACAATATTAATAGATTCAGAATTAATTACTTATACTGGTAAAACATCTACAGATTTTACAGGTTGTAGTAGAGGAGCAGAAGGTACAGCCGCAGCAGCTCACGCAGATAATGCAGTTGTATACGATGCATCAACTTTCGTTGGTTGGGGAGAAGCTTCTCAAGTTCAAACTTCAATTAGATTAGATCCTGCTAACTGGTCACTTGATAACTTTGGTGAAATATTAATTGCTACTATGCATAACGGTCCAACATTTACTTGGAATCCATCAGCTTCAAATGCTTTACAAACAAGAGCCGTTTTAAATGCTTCAATGCCTCAAACTTCTGTTATGACTATAGTATCAGATAGAGATAGACACTTAATACATCTAGGAACTACAGTATCATTACCTGGTGGTGCTCAAGATAAAATGCTTATTAGATTTTCAGATCAAGAAGATTTTAACACTTATGCTCCAACATCAACAAATACAGCGGGTACATTCAGATTAGACGCTGGTACTAAAATAGTAGGAGCTGTTAGAGCAAAAGATTATATTCTTATTCTTACAGATGATGCTGCTTATTCTATGCAGTTTGTAGGTCCTCCTTTTACTTTTAGTATTAGAAAGGTTGGGTCTAATTGTGGTTGTCTAGGTCAGCATGCAATGATCTATGCAAATGGATTAGTGTTTTGGATGGGTGATTCCGGAGGGTTCTTCGCATTTGACGGTACGGTTTTAACAGTTCCTAGTTTAGTTGAAGATTTTGTATTTACAACAAACGGCGATAATTTGGGTATAAACTATGATCAAGATGAAACAGTCTTTGCAGGTCATAATAGTTTATTCCAAGAAATAAATTGGTTTTACACAAAAGCTAACTCAACATTAATAGATAGAATAGTCACTTACAATTATGGCGATAAAGTTTGGACAACAGGATCACTTGCTAGAACAACTTGGGCAGATGCTTCTGTTTATGACAAACCTTACGCCACAGAGTACGACGCATTAATCACACCAACATTTCCTATTGTTAACGGAGTAAGTTTAGGAGCTTCTACATTCTATGAACATGAAAGAGGTGTAAATGAATTAAGTTCTGCAGGTGTTGCAACAGCTATACCAGCATTTATTAGATCAGGTGATTTTGATTTAGACTTAGATGGAGATGGTGAATACTTCTTAAAATTAAATAGATTCATACCCGACTTTAAAAACCTCGAAGGCAATTGTAAAGTAACTTTGTTTTTAAGAAATTATCCAGCGGACACCACAACTGCAAAAGGTCAAACAACGATTGGTCCATTCACTGTTAATTCAGATACGGATAAAGTTGACACGCGCGGGCGCGCGAGACTAGCAAGTATCAAAATAGAAAATGATGGTGTAGATGAAAACTGGAGATATGGAATATTTAGAGTAGACATACAACCAGACGGAAGAAGATAATGGCTAAAATAGATTTTTATATACCAGAGCCAGCACCGCAATATTCAACTGATAATCAAAGACAAATTATACAAGCATTAGATACTTTAAAATCACAGTTAAATACTTCTTATAGTGAAGAGGTATTAGAAAATTTTCAAACCTTTGCTTGGTTTTTAATAGGAACTGGTAAAAATCGCCCAACAAATGTAAATAATACAGTATTGCCAACTGGTTCTAGATTAAATATAACATTAGCTTCGGTAACGGTGGTTCTTACATAATGACAATAGTATATAAAGTACAAGGCTATAATTTAACAACATCAAATCTAACAACAGTTTTAACTATTGATGCATCTTCTAGAGCAATAATAAAAGAAATTACAATTGCTAATGATACTGTTTCTGCAAGTGAAGTTGATTTATTTTTTAGAGATGCCTCGGAAGCAACCAGCTATAAGTTTTTTCACAATTTAATAGGGGCGAACTCAACTGATAATGCAGTCAATAACACATTAGTATTAGAAGAAAGTGATAGCCTTAAATTTCAAGCAGATACTGCTAACGCTATTTCTGGACAAATATCTTATGCTCTGATAAATAGATCTCAACAAAATGGCTAGAAAAGTACAATCAGGTCATGGGACCTTTATTAAGCATACTAACAAAAAGAGACCAGGAAGGCATAGTAAAAGACCAAACAAAAGAAATAGAAAAAAACCATACAACGGACAAGGGAGAAAACAATGAGTGATGAAATAGTGCTGACGGATCAACACATAAAAGAATATAGGATTATAGATGGTAAAGAAGTACCAGTTATAAAATGTCCTACAAAAATTACTTACAGAAACAAAGTAACTGGTGAGGTTTATGAATCGGCTGCTGAAGCAAATGCTGATGTCGCAAATCCAAGTACACCAACAAAACAAGAAGATATTGCACAAGATGTTGCAGTAACTGTTGCACATTTATCATTATTTGGTAAGACTAAGTAATGAAACCAAGAGGTGGCACCGAACTTCAATTTGAGTTTTTAAGAAAATACGTTGATAAAAAACTATTAGATCAAGTACAGATCTGTACTTCTGTCCCAGGCAAAGTCCCATTAGATCCAAACAAAGTAAATATACTTTGGCAAAAAAATTCATACGATCAACCAAATTTAGCACCCTGGTTTAAAGACAAATCAAATCACAATAAATATGATTGGTATGTATTTAATTCACATTGGAATTATGAAAAGTTTAGAATGGCTTTTGATGTACCAACAGAGAAATGCACTGTCATTAAAAACGGTGTTGTAAACATTAAACCTTCAGATTTAAATTATAAAAAAGGTGATCCTATTAAATTAATATTTCATCCAACTCCTTGGCGAGGATTAAATGTAATTCTAGCTGCAATGCAATTTATTAAAAATCCATTAATAACATTGGATGTGTATTCTTCAACACAAGTTTATGGAGATAATTTTAAACAAGCAAACGATGCTGCTTATCAAGAACTTTATGATCAAGCACGACATTTATCTAATGTAAATTATATTGGTTATAAACCACATGAATACATATTAGAAAATTTACACAAATATCACATTTTTGCTTATCCTAGTATTTGGGAAGAAACGTTTTGTATATCAGCTTTAGAAGCTATGTCTGCTGGGCTTTATTTAATAACAACAGATCTTGGTGCTTTATTCGAAACTTGTGCTGAGTTTCCAATTTACATACATTACGAAAAAGATTATTTGAGACTTGCAAAAAAATTTGCTATGGCTATTGAAGTTGCTGCAGAACATTTACATGAAAATTACATTACTGATCATTTAAAGTTTCAAATGAAATACACTAACAACTTTTACAATTGGGAGAAACAAGGAAATCAATGGACTCAATTCTTAACAGGGGCATTGAATGCAAGACGCAAGTAAACCTATTTGGATAAAACCAAGACCTGCAGATAAACTTGAGGATGGAGCTGATTTTTCTATATTCATAGCAACTCCAGTGCATTCTGACGTTTCTATTCATTACACACAAGCCTTATTAGAATTTCAAAAAGAATGTTATGCAAAAAAAGTTAAAGTAACATTTCAATTATTTAAATCATCTTTAATTACACAGGGGAGAAATTTGTGTGTAGGTGGATTTATGGAGACAGGCCATTCACATTTGTTGTTTATTGATTCAGATATAGATTTTCAAGCAAAGTCTATATTTACGATGGTTGAAAAAGACAAAGATGTTATTTCTATTCCTTATCCTATGAAAACAATTAATTGGGAAAAGATACTCGAAAACTTTCAAAATGGTAAAATTAAAAATGTAATTGATTTATCAACTGGTGGTAATACTTATCCTATGCGACTAGAGGATTCAGAAAATGTGCAAATAGATAAGGGAGTCATAGAAGTATCACACTCACCAACAGGCTGCATGTTAATCAAACGATCTGTTATTGAAAAAATGATTGATAAATATCCTCACTTAAAAATAATCCAACCTACAATTATTAACGGTAAACCAATTGAGAAACCTTATCTTTATAATTTTTTTGATACTATGTTCGATCAAGAAACTCATACTTACATGGGTGAAGATTTTGCTTTTTGCAAACGTTGGAAAGATATTGGTGGTAAGTGTCATGCCTATGTTAACGATATTATAACACATGTTGGAGAACATCAGTATTGTGGAAAATTTATAGATGAATTAATTGTAAAATGAAACTGTTCGTTACATCACCAACAACAGGTTTAGTTGACATTCATTATCTACGTTCAATATTTTTACTTCAGGCAGAGTGTCATAAAAGAAAATGTCACATTCAATTACATTTACACAAAGCATCTTTAGTAACCTTTGGTCGTAATCATTGCACAAGTGCTTTTCTTAGCACTGATTATACACACATGGTTTTTATTGACACGGACATTGAATTTAATCCTGAAGATATTTTTAGAATGATAGAAGCGGATAAAGAAGTAATCTTAATACCTTATCCATTAAAATCATATGACTGGAGAAAAGCGGATGAGATGTGGAAAAATTATAAAATGCCTTTAAACAAAGGGGGTTTCACATGGCCAATAAAAGTATTAAATCCTGAAGATATGGAAGTAAATAATGGAATTGTAGAAATAGAAAAAGGACCAGCAGGTTGTATGGTTATTAAAAGATCAGCTTATGAAAGATTAATTAAATATTATCCAAATTTGAAATTAAATCAAAAAAACTTGATAGATGAAAAAGTTAAAAGCAGTGAATTTTCTTATAATTTTTGGGACACTGGATATGATGAATCTGAGGGAAAAGTGGTTGGTGAGGACTTTGCTTTTTGTAATAGGTTTAGGACTGCTGGTGGC